TCTATCAATTTCGGTATTGAGATTAGCTTCAATTTCATTTTCGCGTTCCTCTGCTCTTGCCTGTTCAGCTTTAATAGCTTTGTCAAGCAAATCTTCGGCTGCTTCGGCTCGGGCTTGCTCTTTATCGATATTTTCTTGAAGTACGCGTTCTGCTTCTTCGGCTCTCGCCTGCTCTTTATCAATGTTATCTTGCAGAACGCTATCAGCGTTTTTTCTTTCTTCAATTTCCGTGTTTAAATCGTTTCTTAAATCTAAAATATTTTCTTTGTTTAAATAGCCTTGCCAAATGCAAGCGCCATAGTTTTGGACTAATTCTGCTAATTCGCGTTCATAATCGTTTTTATAATAGCATTTTCTGCTAATATACCAAAAAGCGTAAGCATTAGGCATTTGCTTATTTTCCGGCGTAAACATTAAACTGCCTTTATCCATAGCTCCTGCACTTAATCCCTCGCCGACTTCAACGACTAAATTACAGCCATAGTCTTTTAAAATCTGTGCGCAACGTAAAGAGGTCATGCCTTGCTTGGTTTCGTCGTTTTCTTTACCGGTAACAAAAATCATAACTTCTTGTGTTGTAAAATTCTGTCCTAACAAAACACGGCTGGATTGAATATTGTAGTTAGGGATGTTTTCATACCAAGCACTATCGGTAATTTCGCCATTTTGCACTAATACGCCGGAGCAACCGATTGAATTTTCGATACCGTCGCTAATCATTCTATCTGCACTTACGCTATTAGAGTATACTTTCATCTGTCCGGAACGGGTAAAGCCGACAGAATACAAGCTGGCTTCCGGGTCACTTGGCAGCGGAGCTCCGTGCCAAATAACATTGCCGTACCAACCCTTATCGGTTTTAGGTTGAGCAATAACAATTTTATCGGCAAATTCAATTTTACTTGCGCTGTCAATAGTTTGCTCGATTTTGCTATTTGTAGTGTTGTTATATGCAAAGTGTAACTCTAATCTAATAGGCTCGCCCCTGCGGTCAACAACCTTTTTATGAATAATTTTATAGGCTGCACTTTCTTCGGCGCTGTAGCCCTCTTCAACATAAACATCACAAGACCCATAGTATGCACCGTTTTCCTCGGCTTGCTTCTCTAAATTTCTTAGCGTTCTGTAATTTTCAGCCATTACATGATTGTAAGTATCAATACAAATATTTACTCGATTGTTTAAATCTTGCATAGCTTCATATAAGCTCACACCTTGTACTACACTCGGCACGGGTGGTTGAGGGCAAAAAGGCGGTTTAGGCGGTGGACAAAAATTAGGTGTATCATGGCAGTTACAAGGGTCTTTCCATTCAGGTATGCAGCAATTCATTTTTTCCTCGTGCATAAATAATCAGCTCCTTTTTATTCATATAAGCCCATAAATAAAGGCTCTAACTCTTCAATAATAAGCATATCAATATTTAAAAATGTGCTTCTAAATTCTTTTAGTAACTGCGACGGGCTAAAACTTCTGCCTTTAACAGTTGTTTTAGTTTGGTTTTGCTCTTTTTCTTTTCCGGTTGACACATTAAAATTATCGGTTTTTCCTTGCCGTTCATTTTTTCTTGTTTGGTCGTCTTTAGTGTTGCCAATTGTTTTAGTGGTTTCACCCTCGGAGTAATCTAAATCTTCAGTATTGCTTCCGCTTTCGTGCCATTCTTTAGTAATGTTGCCGGTTGTATCGGTATTTTGTGTACCGGCATTTAATTTTTGATGTGTGCTTGTTACATCAATATCAACATCAATAGTGCCTGTGTTAGTTTTAGTGTGTTTAGCTTCGCTTGTGCCGTCTACTTTAACTGTGCCGGTATTTTTAACTTCGCCGGTTGTTGATTGGTCTACAGTTTGTTTACCGGTAGATTTTTCACTGCTGACGGTTTGGGTTGTTGCATAACCTGTAGTTTCTACTGTGCCGTCCGGCAATACTTTAGTTGTAATTCCTGCTTGCGGAATGTCACTAAAAGTTTCGGTCTTACTGGTTGTATTCGTTGTATCGGTAGTTGCTTTTAATGTGCCCTTTGAGCTTTCGGTTAAATCATTAGTTGTTGTTGTGTTTGTTTTAGCTGTTTCGTCTAACTGTTCTTTTAAATCGTCGGTTGTTAATTGGTCTGTATGTGTTGTTTCTGTGGTGTTTTCAGCTAAATCGTCAGTCCTTAGATTAGTACCTGTACTGTTTTCCTCGCTATCGCCCTGTTTGCTATAGCTGCCTTTTATACCTTGATTATGCGTACCTTGTTGTGTATAATCTTGCAATGTGTCTTGATTAGCTGAAAAAACATCTGTGCTGCTTTCGCCGGAAAAACCGCTATTTTGTGAATTGCTGGCGTTTTCACTTTCCCGCATGAATTTGTTTAACGCTTCTTGGTAATTATTGGCTAAAGGGTCAAATTCTAATAATTCACTTTTATACATTTGGTTGTAATATGGCATAATTTCTTGCATTTTACGCCCTAAATAAAAATTAAATCTGTCCGGCGTTTCAGCTCCGATTTCGCGTAAATAAAAATGATTGATAATTTTATTGTTTAAAACTTGTCTGTAATTTTCATCATAAATAGGATAGTCATTTAGGTTTAGAGGATAACCCTGTTCAAACAATGTCCCTAATTCTATAGTAAAATTACTCATCGTTGGTCGTATGCCCCCTTTTCTACGTCCGGTATATAATCGGTCGTTGTTGGCATTTCTAAATTTAAACCGCTAAACTCTTGACGGAAGTTTACTTCAATATCTGTACCAAACATTTTATTAATTTGTTTAGCTGCTTGCCTACGGGCGTTTAACATTACATATCGTTGGCTTTCCACATCGCCCAAATTAGATATAACTTCATCGCTTACCATGCGCTCCCGTTTATCTGTGTTAACATTTTCAACACCAAAAAAGGTTAATGCTTCGTTCCAAATTTGATGTTTTAAAATGTTTAGTTTATCAGCGACAAACGGAGCTGTAGTCGGCATAACCTTAATACTGTCTAAATCAAGATTTTTACTACCTAAAATCATAGGCTCGTTACCGTCATACTTGGCATATAAATTTTTGTATGTTAAGCGCTCGGTTTCATCGCAAGCAATAAATAGCGGTGTTTTTTGACCTTTAACGTTTACATCAATAGCGCGTTCAATTTCATACAAACGCCGGGCAAATAGAGCAATCGTACTCATTGTTGGCATATGCAAAAAATTGTTGTAAATAAGCACACTATCTTTATTTGATAGCTGTTTTTGATAGCCATTTACTGCATATGCCCTGCGCATTGTAGGTATACGGTAAACATCAAGCTGACCGCCTATCATGCATGTTAGGGCTAAATCGCCTATGATTTCGTCTCTAAAATAGACAGCATAGCCATACTCACAAAGGGCTAATTCAAGAAAACGCTCATCAACAGTATCTGGTAAATTTTCCCACGCAAAAGTATTGATAGCGATTTCTTCTAACCTATAATAATAATCCAAATAGGTCATATTATTTAAAGGTTTAGTTTCAAACTTTTTAGGATTGATATTGACTAACGGATTATATTTTTGCCACTGTTCATTTTTCATCTTCTCACCTCGCTTAAATCGGCGCATTAGATAAACTATAATTACCGACATCGTTTACATGCCATAAACGTACACCGTTCGAAAACGCTTGTTTAATAATTGCCATACCCTCTACCGGCACACTTCCGACAATACAAGGATTTGCTAACTGTACATAATTCCAGCTTTCGCGCGTTTTTAAGTTTGGCATTTTCAGTTCTTCTTTTGCATACCCATACATGTCAAAATACGTGTCAATGCGCTCGGCTGTGCTTTCTTCCGGCATGAATTTATAAAACTCAAATCCGGTGCGCTTTAGTGCAAAGTTTAATTGATTGCTGCCGGTGCTTCCGCGCTGTGTAGCAGTTGCTTTTAATGTTTCGCCCGTGCTATCAATAAAGTTATTAACATTTTCTGTTAAAACGTCTTTAGCTTGCCATGCTAATGAAATATTTCCAGCTGCTTTAGCAGCTTGTACGCCCTTTAAAGCACGTGCAGCCGGAATTAATGTTGTAGCAGCACTTACACCTATTTTTATACCGTCTATAGCCATGCCTATACCGGCATTAGCATAAGCAGAGCTATTCCATGCGCATTTTACTGTTGCATTATAAGCTAACGAATATTTTTTGTTTTCATTTATGCCCATATATGCTGGAGTATACAGCAAACTATAATCGCTGGACAAAAGACTTTGTACTGTGCCGGTCAAGCTATCGCCTAAGCAAAACTCCGGTCGGTAAACCATAACTTCCCCGGAAGAATTACTTACTGCCTCTATATAGCTAAAAGGGTAACTTGCCAATTTTTTGTTTCTAATCGTATGGCTGCCAATAGCTGTCGGCTTAGTTGTAATTTGTGTCTGTGCTGTCTTTTTGGGCACATTTAGCCCGGATTGTGGGGGTAATGGCGTCATAAATACATCACAAATGGCATTTGCTTGGTCTAAGGCAGCTAAACTTGAGATAAAACTATTCGCAGAGCTTGCTCCCGCTGTAGTTGCCGGAAAAGACATGTATACTGCCCCGGAATAAATACCACTATACATGCCCCCGCTCCCTAATAATCCTGTGATGACACTATTAGGTACTACGGCAATTACTATACTCGCTGTTCCGTCCTTGTCTAAATTAAAACTATCTTGCTCGTATATTTTATATTCGTTAACCGCTATTGGCTCCGGCACAAGATTAGCAAAATATTCATCTTCGGCTGCACTGGCATGTTCGCGTAACACAAAACTTGGCTTGATGTTCATATCAAACATAAATGTTTGAAAATAATCTATCTGGTAGATTATTTCCGTATTGTTTGGGTTAACATAATTCACCCGCTCAATAAAAGCATAAAACCATTTGTTACCATAATTTGAATTTTGAAACATGATATAGTTGCAATCGTATAAGTCATCAGCTACGCGGGGCACTCGGCACGATAACGCAATTCTCGGACTTGCTACGGAGTTATTAACACGCTGATAAGACATATTTGAAAAGGTGTACTTTGCTTTCCCGGAAAAAAACCCGCTTTGCTCACCGGCGCTTTCAAACCAACGCACATCTGTGTACGTATTATCACACGGCACGTTTTTTAAAACCTTAACAATCGTATTAGGCACATATTCAGCCATATCATCACCTCTTTAAAATAAAGAGGGCTAAAGCCCCCTTTATTAAGATTAAGCTTTTGCATTAATTGTCGCTGTGCCGTAAACGGTAGTATCAGCCACGGCTGCTGCGGTAACAGTTAGAGTTACATCCTTAGCAATATCACCCAAAGTTACTAAACCGCTTGCGCTAATTTCGGCTAACGGACTGCCGGTAATACTCCAAACTACACCTTGCGGTGCCGGTGCATTTAAAATAACCTCGGCGGTCATCTGTTTAGTTGTGTTTTTAGGCATAGTAAACGTTTTCGGCGTTACACTTACTTCTTTAACCGGCGATAAGCTGTCGCTAATCGTAACAATGGCAGTATCAGTTTTAGACGGGGCATATTTGCTGCGCGCCGTTACCGTTAAGGTAGTGTTCAGTTCGTCCGGCGGTACAAGTAATTTGCCTGTCCAGTCAATTTGCGACTTAGTCGGTTGCACGCCGGTCACACTCCACATTACTTCTTTCGGAATATAACCCTCACCGGTCACGGCTGCGGTAAACTGCTGCACACCGCCTAATGGCACGTTTGCATTTTTAGGTGTAATAGTAACATTAGCAACGCTTTCGGCAGATGTGGTAAACAAAATAGCGTTATTAAATGGACTGGTAGAAAACGTTTTCCATACATGGTAGAAATAATTCCAGTATAAGCCCTCGCCGTTGTAATTTTCAGTAAAGGTAACTAAATTATCAAATACCATAAACCAATCTTCATCGACTAAGCAAGCAACGCAACCGGTTAATGTGCCAAAGTTATCAATTAAAACTCGCTGTCCCATAAATTCTGCCTTGGACATATTAAAGGCACTTGCTAACACTTCGACATCAATCAGTGCGTCAAATGCTGCGTCAATAATTAAAATCTGGTTCGGCTTCTTAGTGTAAGTCATAACGCCCATAGGATTATAGGTATTACTCATAAACTCGAGCTGGTTAGATACAGACTTAATTTTAGATACAATAGTTTTCGCATTTTCAGCGGTCGGCTCGGGTACTTGTACCGGGTACATTTTACCGGCGTTAGCTGCGTCAACAATTAACTGTTTCATAATCACAAATTCGTCAAATTCACTTCCCGCGTATAAACTGTCAACAATTCTTGCGATTAAATCGTCAATACCGTCATAGCTTAAAAACGCCTGTCTTAACTGTTCGTTAGAAATAGTCGTTTTGTAAAAGTTTTGGTAATTCATTTTATGGAAAACTGCGGACACGTCCGGAATTTCACGCTTAAAAACAGTTTTTTCGGATAAAATAGGGTCGAATTGGTGTGCTCTGGCGATGTTAACAAACACTTCTTCAATAGCTTCGCCGTTTTCCATTAAACCTTTTTTAAACCGGCGCAACGGGTTTTCGTAAGACTTACTGGTAATCAAAACCCTTGCAATACGGTTAACTAACTGGTTTAAAAATTCGTTCTGTGTAGGCTGGTACTGCATAATAGCGTTGCCTACTTCTTTGATATTTTCCTGCGTGGCAATAGGCACTCTATCTTGATAAGTTGCGCTACTGCCGTTTCGAATAGCGTTTAAAATATCAACGCCATTATGTGTTAAATTGGTTGGTTTTGGTACTCTTGGCATTTAAAATCACTCTCCCTTTTTTTCTTCAAATAAATCTTCAAAAGTAATATCCATAGCTTTCTCATCGTCTGAGACATCTTCTTTTTGCTGTTCGATAATTTCGCCTTTACTGAAAAAGCGGTCACGATAAGCTTTCTTTAAATCATTATAATCTTCGCTCCAACGTTTACCGCTTTCTTTGTTAATTACATCATCATCTGTATAAATCGGCGGGGCTTCATAGTTATTTTGCATTTCTTTTAACACGTTCATAACATCTTCATTATCTCCGCTAATTTCAGACACTTTTGTTAGATACGCTTTAAATTGATCATCTGTCAACATTTATCTCACCTCGATTTTCAATTTTTGTCCCACACGCAAAGTAGAAGTGCTTTTTATCCCGTTATACCTTGCAATCTGTGGATATTTTAGCCCACTGCCATAAAAGCGTTTTGCCAAACTCCAAAGAGTATCGCCCGCTTTTACAGTGTAGATAAAATACTTGTCGGTTGGTTGTATAACTTTAGCAGGATATTCGATATAAGGACATTCAAGCCAATGTGTCCAGCCTCTACCCTTTAAATTGGTTTCAACAACGCCGTCTCCATATCTGCTTTGGGTGCATTCAATAACTTTACCGTTTCCAATATAAACGCCAACATGCCCCGACATATAAACGATTAAACCCGGCGTTTCCGGCATTGTTTTAATTTTACCTTTTTTAGTAGCTAAATTATATAAACCGCCTGTATTAATATCTTTTTTGTTATCATAGTAAGGACTATTAATTCCACCAAACCAATAACTTTTAATCAAGCCGATACAATCGCAACCATAACCCAAACCAATTAAAGAGGACAAATAACGTTTTCTGCTTGGTGTATAATGTTTCGGATATTGATTAGCCTTAATTTTAATTAGATTGGCTGTAATCGGCTGCATTAGCCCACCCCACATATAAGCCGTTTTTGTTTTAGCCATAGTTTGGGCATATTTTACTAACCCTGCGTTTGTTAATTTTCCAGCCATAACTTCACCCCATTTTGTCCAATAAGCGCTGTAGCGTGTTGGTATTGTTATCAACGCTTTTAGTAACTTGTGCCAATACTTCTTCACTATGCGCTTGCTGCTCTGCACGTTCTTCTTTTTGCACCTTTGTCAGCCACACTACATATATTGCTAACGCGATACAAACGGCAATAGGAAAACCGACAGTGCTAATTAGTTGCGTAAAAGTTTGAACATCCATAATCTCACCCCCTTAATTTATTATAGCACATAGTGAAAAAAATGGCAACCTTTTATTATAACATATTTTATTTAAACTGTCAAACAGTAAATTTAAACATGTCTAACATAGTATTTTTGATGTTTATGTTTTCAAATAATACTTGACCGTTCTTATAAAATCGCATTAGCACATCAAAAAGCCCGCGACGGTTGCCCTTTAAAAGGGCAAAGTTTGGCTTATGGTCTGCCAAAGTCATAGAATAACGCTCACGGCAATTAGGGTCAATATCATATGATATAAACATCAATGCATTATCGCTGTCATACCACACGCCAAAATCAGTATCACGGTAATGCATAATAAATAAAATCCTTGCTTTTGCTGTTTTCTTCCCGATAAAATCATTATTGTCACGTAAAAACGCATTATCTATTGCATATTCCGCATATTGCGTCCCGCTAATGATTTTACCAAACCTTGTATTTTTTGCTTTTTGCGCATATTCATCAGCAATAACCATTTCAATTAAAATATCATTGTTAGCCGAAATATTTTTTCCATATGGCAGTGTTAACCCAAAATACATAAAATACGGGTTAGTGACCGATAGAGCGTTTGATAAAAAATACACTCTAACGTCGCGTGTCCTTGCTATAGTGCTATATAGCTCTAAAAAATTTGTTACCTCATCCGGTATATAGTGTTGATATCCTTTATCCAAAATAAATTCATCAAATATAATCAGTGTAACATTCGGGAAAGGGTTTGATTTTAGTTTCTTAGCTGTAGTTAATGCAATTCCATAACCTGCCACTTCATCATCAATTTTAAATTCTTTACTTTTTACCTTAAATTCGTGTTCACTATATTTGTCTTTTATGTCATCGAAAAACTTAGGTAACACCGGCTTTAATTCATCTTCAAAGCGTCGGACATATACAAATTGCTCACCTTTTCGCAAATAATTGCGAATAGCAAAATCTTTAGCTCCGTACGACTTACCAACACCGCGCGCGCCAACAATAAAATTGAAAAGGCAATTATAACTTAGTGATTTTCCTATATCCCAATACATTATTCCTCAATCCTATAATCTCGTATTTTATCGACAACAGCTAAAACTTGGATTAATTCAATCAACGCTCGCTGTAATGTTTCGGTTAAATCATTAAAACGTTCAATATCAATTAGATATTCTGCACCTGCACTTTTTTGATAAGCAATATAATTAACTATCCAGTCACTAAATATTTTTTGAGCTTGATTTGCTTCTGCTAAAAACTCACATAATTCTTCTGATAAAGCATTTTCACATTCTAATGCGCTCTTAAAATAACCATGCTGTTTTATAGCGTTTTCTTTTTCTGTTTTTATCGCTATTGTTAAATAATCTAAAATTTCATCACTATACATTTTATCACTCCTTAATTTTAAATCGTAAAATTTCATAACTAAAACTTGAGGCTTTTTTCTTGCGCCATTGTCTTAAAATAGCTCTTTTTTCTTCTGTTTCTTCTTCAAACTCCGGACAAAAGGTAATTGAAATAACTTTATCTACGCCCATTGGACGCTTTCCGGTTTTATGATTGTAAACCCCATACCAAATATATTGTTTATTTACACCTGTTGCACCTTTAGGCATTATCCCCGCTTTAAACCATGAACAACCATAAGGTGTGCCATTTGATTTCCAACATTTCCAACATTTCGTTTGACTTGGCTTACCATTGTTTACACTTTTTGTCATTTTAATTCACCTCAAATAAAATGTGGCATATATCTGTTTGCAAATTCTGCGCTACCAGAAACACCTCTAAGCAGATTTTTCACTGTCAGCACCTTAAAAGTGTACTTGCAATTAAACAAATATAGCCACTAAATAAAGTATAGCATATATATGTATTATTGTCAAGCTCTTAAAGTGTGTGGCGTTTCTTTCAAAATTATACCCCCGCTTACCCTTGTGCTTTTCAGCTTTCCGGGATAGCTTGCGTTAGGGTGAAAATTTTCCCATGTAACATAAGGATAGCACCCTTTAGGCATTCCGGCGCACGTTATTTTTAATTCCTTTCCGTCATCTTCAATATAACTTTTACTGCGTAAAAATCTTGCTCTTACAAAACTACTCTCATGTTTCCATGCTCCTAACTTTGTATCATGTATTTCTAAACAATCAGGTAAATCTGTGCCAACTAAATGCAAGCTATCCGTGTCGGCATAGATAAATCTATCATATAGTTTTTGTGCAGAAGTAATAGTTTTATAACGGGCATGAGCCGTTACAAATGTTCCAACCGGAATATATACCGGCTCTCTTTCTTCATCATCACCCCTAACATAATGTATCATATCATCTTCACCCAATTTAGGGTACTTCTGTGCTGTATGCGGATTTGTTGCAAATTTGCCATATAAATTATTTAACATCAATTTAGCTATCGTGCGTTTCACTTTATCGCCGTCAACTGTTGCTGCTGCTTTAATAGCGTTCCATTTATTTATATACGCTTTAAATAAATTTGCACTGCTTTTAAATTTCCAACCGGATAAATATTCTATTTGGTGTATATTATATTGCTGAAAAAACAAATCTAAATCAATATTTGTTAATGTTAATAAAATTTTTTCACCGTTTGAGCTTTCAACATATTCTGTAGGTTGAAAACCTAAAGTATTTTTTAATTGAATTGTGGGTATGTGATTAAGCTTTAAATCAAAATTAACCATAATTTGACAAACGTATAAATCATAGTTAACATCTGTTTTATATTTTCCTTTAAAATATATTCCTGTACCGTATGGCATTAAGCAATCATACATAACCGACGGATAAAGACTGTTAACATCTAAAACAATACCCTCTCCAACGTCAACATCTTTCCACTTAGGGTTTAGATAAGTAAAACCACCTCGATAACTTCGCCTTATATCTTGGTCATAATCCGGCACTGGAAAATTTCTTTCAAATTTCTTTAAGCCAACTACGTCTTTATACTCATTTAACGCGCAACTACCTATAGTCATTTTTTCCAGCTTCATTATAAACATCTCATTTAGAGCCAATGCCATTATTTTAACATCGTTTTTAATATATTCCTGCTCTTCTAATGTTAAAATATGCCCTATTTCACGATTAGCATTATAATCTATTTCTAATTTTGATATAGGTAAACCAAAAGATTTGGCAATTTGGTCTACACTAAACGGCAATAATTTAAAACTATCTAAAAAAGTTATACAGCAAGTTTGTTTAGGTTTCCGGTATACATAAGAAAAATAAACTTTGATTTGATAAAAAACGCCCCTATCTGTAATTAACGTTTCAAACGTTTTATAACCCCTATCTTCTTTAGTCTTAATATGCTTAAATCCATTCTTCAACAAATAATAAATTATAAACTCACCGTCAAATTTTAAATTATGGAAATAATAAGTGTTTGTGCCTTGAGACTGCAAAAAACTGAAAAAACTTTCTATACTGTTCCCTAAACTAATGCTATCCGGTTTGTTTATATCGCAAATTGCCCACGCCCACACCCTACAATCTTTTTCATCTGTTGTCGTTTCAAAATCGGCTGTATACATTACATAAGCCCTTTTTCTCTTAAATAGTTTTCCTGTTCTTCCGGAAGTAATCTCCACCACGCAAACTCTTCTACATCTTCAAAAGCTATGCCCTCTTGTTGCATATATTCAGGGTGTTTATCCATTATTTCCTCAAGGATAGTATCTTCTATAATTTGTCTTTCCTGCTCTGAATAAATATAATCAAAACTTAAATATGGGCTTTCATAATAAAAATCAATAAGCTGTTGCGCAGTTAGTTTAGATAATGCGAATAATACAGCGCTTCCACCGCCATAGACACGGCTTACAGCGGTTAGTATATTCTCTCTATATAACTCTTGCTGTGCGTTTCTATAATCGGTCTTTTGTTGTCTATATAGTCGCATTTCTAAGTCACGCCAACCACGCTCAGTCAATTTTTTAGGGCTTCTTTCCGGTAACAAATCCGCTTCACGTTCACTTATAAAACGGTTGCCCTCCATGGCTTTCTCCCCGGTAAACTGTTTTTCTTTACGGCGCTTAGCCTTTTCACGGTTTATAGTTTGCCGATAAATAGTTATTTCACGGAAAGAATAATTCGTGACAAACCCTCCGGTATCTGCTTCTCGAATTTGTTCTGCGCCTTTTTTGCTATAACGCTGCAAGCGCGCAATTTCTTTTTTAAATTCAAAACGTGGCAAATTTTTTAATTGCTGTTTTAACTCTTTAAAATTTGCTCTTTCGGGCTGATACTTAGCTAATTCCGGATGCCTTTTATCAACTCTGCTAATTTTAGCATTAAAATTTTTTACTGCTCGTCGGAGCAAATCCTCGTCACTTCTGCGCCACTTAATTTTATTGGATTTTCCCATGATACCACCTCGAACTCGTCACTTTCGGGATTATAAATAGCAATTTGACTAAACAGATAATGCTTTCTAATATAGTACCTAATATCACTTAACATTGCCGTATCTTCTAAAACTACCGGTATTTCGCTCTCAATTTTAGCTTTGTAATAATCACTTTCAAACCGCACATGGTTAGCAAAAGCATTAAAAGCTTTTTTAGAATTAAATAAAAAACGCAACTCAATAGTTTTATCTTTTATTTTATATTTGTGATAAAACCAAAACATTTTCTCACCACCTCAATAATTTATCTATTTTTCCACCAAACCCATAAGCAAAACGACAGCCAACAAATAGAAACTGTTATTCCAGCAACTAATCCGATTAATTTTAATAGAAAATAAATGTCTATAATCATTTCTTCACACCCTTTACAACAACATATGCTAACGCTATACACAAACAACCTAAACCAAATAACAGAAAACCACGACCAAAAAGCACCATGCGGGAAAGAAATAATCCTGTTAATTCCATTGATTACACCTCCAAATAAAGCCGGGATAAACCCGGCTTATCAGTATAAAATAGATAATGTTGAAATATGCAACTATTTAGCAACCTGCAAAGTTAACATCTTACGGGTGCCTTTAGTAACTTGTACAACCTTTAATGGTAACGGGGTTTCCCAAGTGGGACTACCAAAAACTTGCATGAGCTTCTTGATAGCACTAAAAATGCCTAAAGACACACAAGCGTAGCCGTTACCCTCACTATCAATCAAGACAATGCGGGGTGCTTGATTGACTTCTCCGGTTTCCTCATTAACGCAATCAACAATTTCGCAAAAGACATCTTTTACTAAAATAGTTTCGTTAATGTGGTCACCAAGTCTAAATTCAGGGTTATTCATGGCGTTAAATAACACCATTTTGTCCTGCTCGGTTTCTGCATGTAAACTGCAATAACTCAATTTACTTTCATTCAGTTCGGCAATCATTTGTTCCTCTTTAGATTGATTTGCAATTACAATTTGATTTTCCATGATTTCTTATTCCCCTTTTAATTTTGTATTTGTAGATTAGCGCGCTTCCTTTCTACATTTACTATTATATATTTAATTAGTCATTTTGTCAATAGGTAATTTACCAAAAAATTAAAGTTTTTATTTTCTGAAAATTTAGATAAAAAAGAAAAGCTCTATTCGAGCTTTTCTAAATTGCTTAAAGCCACATCGGCAATTAATTTAATTAAATCATCAATAGCACCGGCAACTTTATTTCTTGTAAAACTATCTTGCGGTAAATGGTTATAGTTTTCTGCCAGCGCTGCCTCAATGTCGGATAGCGCAACCAATAATTCGGTTTTAGTCATCTTAAATCACCTCTCTTATCCAAGATAATGCCCTTGAGCGTATGTCCCCAAAATCAACATATTTTTTCCAACTCCACGCTTGTAAATTATAGCACTTTGTACGTCGTTAGCTTGTGTGACAGCTAAACAGAATTGCTCTGCTAACTCCATGGTTACAAATTCAAATGCCTGAACTTCTTCTCTAATGTGTATACATACAATATACATATTATAACACACCTCCTTTAACATATTTTATAAATTCTTTTAGCCTTTGGGTGTCAAACTCATCTACTTTGCAATAACCTTGTGTATCCCAAATCGCGCTTGTGCGTTTACTGTAGTACCAGTTATTAAATGCACCGGCTGTCATCGGTCGCGCAACCCAACGCCCTTGCTCATACCGGACAAAGTAACAAATCTCATCATCACTCGCAAACTTGATAGCATAACAATAAGCACCAAACCAAAAAGTAATATCGCCATTTCTGTGTTGTTTTACGTGCATAACTACCCACTCCTTAAATATTTTAGTTTGTTTATCTCTTTCTTATGTACTTATTATATCATACCGGCTAAGCTCTGTCAATAGTAACTTTGTAATTTTTTAAAGTTTTTAT